ACCTATACAGATGTTGGTTATAGGTCAAAGATTGTCATCTGGAACAGTTGAAGAAGCAGTTTTGTATCAAGCAACATCGCCCGAGGAAGTTGGTACGAAGTCTGGTTTCGGATCAATGGCACATAGAAAAGCAGTCTATGCTTTTAAGACAAACAAGACGGTGCCGATATTTTTTGTTACACTAGATGATGCGGCTACGTCAACAGCGGCAACAGCCGTTTGGACATTGAGTGGCACTGCGACAAAGCCAGGTGAGTATGTCACGTACGTAAACGGGCAAAGGTATGCGATCGGTGTGTCGCTTGGAGATGCGGCCGCCGATACACAGGACTTACTGACTGCGGCACTGGTGGCTGACACAAATAACCTGGCTTTTAGTGCAGCAGATAATGCTGCTGGCGAAGAAACATTAACCGCTAAAGGCAAGGGCATCGCTGCTGGTGATATTGATGTAAGGTTTAATGCAAACAGGGGCGAGGTATTGCCGGAAGGATTTTCGCTTAGTTCGGTTGTCATAACACCAGGAACTGTAGATCCGGATATAGCTGATGCCATAGCGGTGTTAGGCGCCGAGTGGTTTAACGTGATCACACAACCGTACACCGACAACACAAACATGAATCTTATGGAAGAGCATTTGGTTGATGTAAATAGTGTTATGGAGATGCGCGATGGTATGTGCTATCAAGCTCTTCGTGATTCACTCGCAAACACTGTTGTTTACGGTAATGATACCGCAAACCGCAACAGCGAGTTTATGGTGACTCTCCCTGCTTACAAGCGTTTCCAAGCGACGTACGAAGTTGCGGCATCGGTTGCAGGGTTGACAGCAGTATCTATTCAGGACGATCCTGCTGTACCACTGCACCGCGTAACGGCTACAGGTATAACAGTCCTAGACACCAACGATAAATGGACAGCAACTGAGCGAAATTCTTTGGCGCAAGCGTCTATTGCTACGTTGTCCGATGAGATTGGAGTGCAGACTGAATCAACCGTTACAATGTATCAAAAAAACTCTGCAGGGGCGGATGATACAGCCTATCAATATCAGAATACTTTGTTTATTCTTTCAGCTCTCAGGTATCGTTTTCGTAACAGGATACTGACAAAATATCCCCGTGCTAAGTTAGCGACCAATGCCGATAATATTGGACCAGGTCAACAGGTAATGACCATAGATACTGCGCGCGATGAAGCTGTAGCTTGGTTTAAAGTGGCTCAACGCGATGGTCTTGTAGAGCCGTCACCAGCAGCTTTAGCGCAGTTTAAGAATGAGCTTAAAGTTGAGATAGACTCCGGTAATGCAAATCGCGTCAACTGGCTGTTGCCGCCCGATTTGATAAACCAGTTTATAATTGGCTCGGCAACAATACAGTTTAGGCAATAGGAGGTAGGTTAATATGGGCAAACGGATAGCGGGATTTTTTGAGCTTAAACACAACGGGACAACGTTGAGCGCAAGAGGGACATTTACGATTAATCTAGGTCGGCCAAAACGCGATGGCGTAGTGAGCAGTAGAAGTGTTGACGGGTTTACTGAGGTTGTGCAGATTCCGTCGTGCAAGGGAATGATTACGGATTTCGATAATCTACATGTAATAGACGATATACTTGAGATGACCGATGCTACGGTTACAATCAAAGCCGGCAACGGTAAAACGTACATGATAGAGGATGCGTGGTTCAGCGCTGACGGTGAAGTTGATGTAGAAAAAGGCACAGTTCAGTTTGAGTGTCAAGGGCTTGGCGCGGAAGAAATGGGTTGACACAGGCTATATGACTAAAGGAGTTTGTCATGTCTAATAATAAGTTTGAAAATGCCGATAATCATTTTGGTGAATCAGAATATGATGCGCCGAAGGTTGATGAGAGAGAAAATAGAGTTGAATTACCTTATGTGCTGAATTTTGGTAGAACGGTAAAGATAGGCGAGAAGACTTTCGAACAGTTGGAGTTTAAGTACGAGCCAACTATGCGAGCCATGAAACACATGCCGGTAGATCAAGAAGCAATGAAACTCGGTCATTTTATCCCTGTTGTGGCTTCAATGACTGACTGGTCCACAGCAAGGATTGAAGAGCTGCCTTTTCCGCTTTTCAGCAGGTGCATCGAAGTAGTCTCGCCTTTTTTGCGCGATTCGGAGAACGAGAAGAGTGTATGCGAATAATTGCTAAGGCATATTCTTGGACTCCAACAGAGATGGGTAAGTTGACCGCCGACGAAGTCAGGATGTGGACAAGAGCAGCGGTCAGTGCTTTGGAAGGTAAATATTAGATGCCGTCACTGGCTCCTATAAAAGTACCAATTCTCGGTGTTGACGAATACACCAAGTCATTCAAGGCAATGACGAAAAACGTCGAGAAAATGGGCAAAGCCATCACAGGAGCCGGTAAAACAATGACCGCAACACTGACAGTACCTATTGTTGGTATGGGTGTTGCCGGTCTTAAAATGTCTAAAGATTTTAACAAAGCCATGGCAACGGTTGGATCATTAATACCGGGTCAATCTGATCGATTGAGTGGTCTTAAAAATAAGGTACTTGATCTTGGTGCTGCGACCGGTAAATCATCCACAATAATAGCAGAGGGGTTGTATGAGACAATATCAGCTTTTGGCGATGCAGAAGATCCAATAGGTAAATTGACGACAGCAACCCAAATGTCAGTTGCAGGCATGTCCACAGTTAAAGAGGCTTTATCACTGGTGTCTGCTGTGACAAAAGGGTATGGCGATACCAGCGATGAGGCAGCTCAAAAGGTGTCGGATTTATCTTTTACGACGGTCAAGCTAGGCCAGACAACATTTCCTGAGTTGGCGGCATCAATGGGTAAAGTAGTACCTTTAGCCACTACCTTAGGTATCAAACAGGAAGAGCTGTTCGGTGGATTTGCGACTCTCACTGGCGTAACTGGCAGCGCTTCTGAAGTCGCGACACAGCTGTCGTCAGCGCTAGGTGCGTTTATTACGCCCAGTGCTGCGATGACAAAGACGGTTAAAGGACTAGGCTATGAGTCATCTGTAGCAATGATAAAACAGCTTGGACTAGCCGGATCTCTAGACAAACTCAAGGCGGCTACAGGCGGTAGCGAAATAGAACTCGGCAAGCTGTTGACAAGAAAAGAGGGCTTGAATGCAGCGTTAACACTCATTGGTCCGCAGGCTATAAATTTTGCGGAAAAAACGGCGGCCATGGGACAGGCAGCAGGCGCTACCCTGGAGGCGTATAAGGCACAGACTGATGGAATAAATAAAGCCGGGTTTGCTTATGATCGGTTTACAGAAAAAATGCGCGTGTTGGCAATACAGATCGGTGACAAACTGTCTCCGATTCTGTTGAAACTTATGGCTAGAGTTAAACCTATAATTGATTTAGTTATGGGTTTATCTGATGAATCACTTACGCTTGGGTTAAAAATAGCAGGTGTTGTTGCGGTAATTGGTCCAGCTTTAATAATAATTGGAAAGCTGACAACAGCTGTGTCCGGCATAATGGTTTTAGTAGGAGGTGCTGGTGGATTGGGTGCGATGTTTGCGGCACTGACTGGGCCTATAGGCATAGCTATCGCTGCTGTTGTTGGTTTTACAGCGGCCGTGATCTATTTGTGGGATGAGATTGCGCCAATAAGAGAGGCGGTGTTAACGCCTCTAAAAACCGCCTTCACAGATATTTCCGATGTACTGTCCTTTTCCAGTATGGAAGCAACTGGTCTTGGTGCATCTCTAAAAAGCTTGGCATCTTTTATGTCTAAGCTGACTGCACCGGCAGTCAAAGTTGCGGCGAGTCTTGCGTTGTTGCCTATGCGAATGATTGTGCGATGGGTGCGGATAGGCGTAGAAATATTTGGCAAGTTAGGTCAAGTTTTGAGCATAGTTGGGAAAGCTGTTACTTTTGTTACTAACTATTTATCCGCTATGTGGACATCTTTTACTGAAGGTACGGTTGTAGGACAAGTGATCGTGCAAGTGTTTGATGCCATAGGTGTTGCCGCTGACTTTGTTGGCGAAAAGATAAAAGGCGTGTGGGAATCTGTTACAGGTTTTTTTAGTGACGTTGGTAGTTTTTTGGGTGGAATCGGTGAAGACTTGGATTCTGCAATCGCCGAACAAGAAAAACTAAAAGCTGGCGATACTGAGATAGGTTTTTCGGGTGATGAAGTTCTTAATCAAGATGTTCTGCAGAGTATAGAAAAAGGTAAAGATGAATCTGCTTTTAATATAGTGATTGAAGGACTAGGCCAAGGAATGAGCGCAAGGGTCACGGAGTCAAAAGGCGGTAAAGCTAAGCTAAAAACCAAAGGTGCGACAATGGATGGCGACATATGAGTTGGCGCGAAGAATATTTACCAGCTTCTTTTCGAGGTGCGCCATTTTTTGTTCGAAGTTCTACGGTCAGTTGCGGCAGGCGCTTGGCCATACATCAGTATCCTAGACGAGACGACACGGAGCATGAAGATTTAGGCGCTGAGGATAAGTCATACACATTTGATTGCTACGTAATCGGCGATGATTATATGTCGGCACGAGATAAATTGGAGAAAGCATTTGAGGAAGGTACTGTTGGTGTACTTATCCATCCTTATCGCAACGCCATCAATGTAGTAGTAGATAAATACAGATTATCGGAAACACATGATAAAGGCGGTGCCGCTTTTTTTTCAATAACGTTTCTGCATGAGCCAAAACCAGCTGTGGCTGTTTTTCCGGATAATATCCAAAGAGTACTTCTTGCTCGCGATGCACTCGATATTGCGGTGGCTAACTGGTTTGAGGCTGTTTACAACATTGATAGATCTCCATTGTCAGTGCTAGAAGATATACGCGATGCAATGGATAGAGCTTTTAGTGTTATTGATAAAGCAAAGAGAGCAGCTGCCACAGCAGCTGCTTTTAAAAGAGGAGTTGCAAACGCTAGGGGTCAAATAATAGCTTTAAGGGTAAGTGCAGGTGCTATTGCTTTTACATTTAAGGGATTAATAGACTACGGTATCGAATTAGGCGAAGCTGTAAGTGAATTGTTTTCAGCAAAAGATCAACTGAGAGAACAGCGACAGATCTTAAGCTTCACCGATGAGCAGATAGTAGATACGTCGGTTGATATCTCTCAGAAATCATCATATCCGACCAAGCAGCTACAAACGCTGATGGCATATAACACGGTGTCATCAACTCTAGGTCTTATACCGCAGGTCAATTTCGGATCGGTGACTGATGCAGAGGAAGAGCAGAAGCTTCTGTTCGATACGGTTGACAGCTTATCCGAAGACCCTGCTGTTGATGACGCTGTATTCAGCTCGCTGCGTGATGCACGAGAAACAGTATACAACTATCTGCAAGAAGAATCGGTTAGATTACCTATTTTGGTGGATTACACTCCCGTGCAGGAAACCAACGCACTCGTGTTGTCATATGCTCAATACGGAAACATAGACGAGGCAGAAGATATTTCAGATAGGAATAGGCTTATCCACCCTGGATTTATTCCGAAGGCGAAGAGCTTACAGCTAAAGGTACGTAGTGAATAATAGTTCAGTAGAATTACATGTTGCAGGTAATTTATTTTCCGGGTGGAAGCGAGTGTCTTTTGATACCGACATGGAGTCATTATCTTCAACATTTTCTATTTTTGCTAGGGATAACGAAAATGTTCTATCTGATCTGATTTCCGGTGTGGCATGCAAACTATATGTAGTTAAAGGGTTTATTAGAACATTAATTCTTGATGGTTACATAACGCGGAGAGAACGTAGCATATCGTCCGGATCTAACGACATAACAATATCAGGCAGCGACAAATTAATTGATTTAGTGGAGTGTTCTGTTGTACTTGATAATAGATCGTGGGTTAAAAAGAAGTTCTCGCTCATAGTCAAGGCTCTTGCAGAACCATTCGGTATAAAGGTCAACACCACCTCGCTTAAGAGCGATCCGATTATAGAAAAATTTACGGTGCAATCGGGCGAATCGGCTTTTGATACCATCGAGAGGTTATGTCGTAGCGAAGCAGTACTTCCACTATCGAATTTAGAAGGTCATTTAAAATTGGACTATGCGGCAACAGCTGTTGACAGTACAACAA